TGGCGGGTGGCGTGGGGCGTCTTCCGGGCAATGCCCAGGCGATCCAGCAGCGGGTAGTAGTCTCGCTTGCGGTAGTTGTTGGTTGTCCGGTGCCCCTTGTAGCTCTCCAGCAGCAGGCCGCTCGGCGAGGAGAAATAGGCGAAGTAGGCAAAGTGTTCCCGGCCCTCCGGCCAGATGGGGATGATCCGGTTCCGTCCGGCCTTGGTCTTCTCGCCGCCAATGACATACGTCCCGTGGTATGCGCTGCGGGGCAGGGAGAAGAGCTCGCCGATGCGCATGCCGGTGTAGATCAGCATCAGCACGATCCTGGCGGCCTCGGTGTCGTCCGCCTGCAGCTTGGCGATTTCGGAGGAGGAGAAGACCTCTTTCTCCGCCTTTTTTTGCTCCGGAAGCTTGGTGAAGCGGGCAAAATTTGTGGTGATGAGCTCCTCCCGCATGGCCCAGGTGGACATCTGCGTGATGAGCTGCTTATACTTGGAGACGGTAGAGTGAGACTTGCCCATGTGGGCATCCAGGACGGCCTGGAAGTCTGCCGTGCGCAGCTCCCGGAATTTCCGGCCGTGCAGCGGGGCGAAGACTTTGTACGCCTGCTCATAGGATTCGATGCCGTGCGGGCCGATCTCCTGGTAGTGCTCCTGCTTCCAGACGTCAAAAACCTGGGAAAAAGTCATGTTGTAGCGCTCGGAGATATCGACGCCGGAGAGGCGCTCCAGAGCCTCCATGGCCTCCGTTTTCTTGGCGTAGTAGCCGATGATCACTCGGTTTTTCGCCGCCACCCAGGGGCGCTTCCGCCTGCCCTGCAGGCGGTAGACCGTGCCGGTGCCGTTGGCCCGCTTTAGGGCCTTGCGCTTTTCCGGCGCCTGCTTTTTCCCGCAGGCGGGGCAATAGAGCGCGCCAGGCGGCAGCTCCGCCCGACACTTAACGCAGAGGTCCATCGTCACTTTCCTCGCCGGATGGCGCGGACCATGGCCCAGGCGATGACGGCGACGGCCAGGATCAGCAGGACGATGATGCCCCATGCCACAACGGTGGGATCTCCGTCCCGGATCAGACCGGCGTTGCTGATCTGGGCGTCGATGGCGATGTAGCCGCCCAGCGCCGCGCAGAGAGCGGTGCAGAGGACCAGCAGGGCAAGGATCACCGGGCGCTGGGCGTCCACCCGCTCCGCCCCCATGCGATTCTCCGCCTTGAGGGTGTTCTTCTCGCCCTCCAGGCGGACATTCTCCAGCTGAAGCTGGTGCATCTTCTCCCGGGCCTGCCGGGCGCTGCCCTCCGGGGCGGTGAGGCCGAAGAGCTCGTCCAGGGAGAGGCCCAGGACCTTGCAGAGGGCCGCCGAGTTGTAGAGCTTTGGTTCCATCTGCGTTCCCGCCAGCAGCTTGTTGACAGCCGAGGCCGAGACCCCGGAGCGCTCGATGATATCGCTGATGGTGTAGTGCTTCTCCTCCTTTGCGGCTCTCACTCGATGTGGGTAATCCTCGATATACGGGGCAAGCTCCTGGATCGCTGACATGGTATATCCGCCTCCAATTTCCAAAATTTTACCAGCACGGGCACAAAGCGCCCCTGCCGGTAAATTATTTTCCCAAAAATCTTCCAATTTCACCAGCAAGAGGATAGCCCCGACGAGCTGGAATCTGCTACCATGAGAGCGTAGCAGATGAGTGGTCACAGGATATCTGCTGCACGGCCCCTCCGCCGGTTGCAGGCGGCGGAGGGGCCAATCAGAACACAATTGCGATTGGGTCCCCAATCGATATAGTATTACATATTGGAATCTTGTTGTTGACTTGCAATTGCAAATTGTATAAACTAAGAGGAAAGAAGGCGGGGAATTGAAGGAACTGTTATGTGCGGGATCTTCGGCGCTTGCGCCATCATTGCGGCAGGAATTTCTCTTGGCGGTAACGAAACTACCGCAAGAGGAACAAATCAGACTATGGAAGGAGTTACAAAAAGATGGTATTATCCAACCCTAAAATCCTCATCGCTTCCGACGGCGATAAAACCTATGCGATCGTGAACGGGCTCCCGCTTCGCTGCGAGGAGCTGACCTTCCACACGGATGGCTGCGATGTCTCTTTCAGCGTCCAGAATGTACATTCCGGTAGGGCGTTCTCCGGGGACGAGTTTATCCGTTTTGTCGAGGACAAATTAGGGTATAAACTGAGCGCCGAATGAAAGCCATTCCTTAATGGTGTCCCAGGCTTTCCCCTCCATGAAAATGATGGCTTTGTCCGTGAGCTGAATATTGCCCAGGATATCGACCTTCACCAGGCCGGCGGCCTTCAGCTCGTTCCGGCTTTCCAAGATATCCTCGGAACAATTCTCAAAAGAAATGGCTTGTGCCTTTTTCATCCCGGCATTTATCCTCTGGCGGTATTCTTTGTAGAGTACCGCCAGAGATTTTTTTGCCGTACGGGTCAACTCAATCTCCATTCTTCTCTCGCCTTTCCTCCTGGATCGCCAAGAGTTTCCGCATAGCCTTCAGAAGGTCCTCGTCGGACCATTTCTCGGCCTCCGCTTCCCACGCTTCCCTGGTGATCGGCAAACTGGCGCCTATGAGGACCGGCTCTTCTTTCTGCAGCTCCGCCACCAACTCTTTCACCCGCTGGATATCCTCCAGGCACTTGGCCGTTTCTTCATCTGTCTCGCCTTCGTGCAGCAGGATTTCTTCGGGGGTAGTTTCTAGGAGGATGCACATGCGGGCGGCTTCTTCTGGGGAGGGGAGATTGTGCCCCCTTAGTACCTCTCCAAACCACGAACTATATTTTCCGACTTTCCTTGAAAAGGAAGAATTATTCCATTCGTTTGCTTTTATAAGCAAAATGGTTTTTTTACAGTCGACATTTACAATATCACGTTTTGCCATACAATTATTTCCTAATTAAATACTGTTAATTAGCTCTTTAAGCTTGTTTCTGTCCCAAAGTAAAACGCCAGTAGCTTCAGCCGCTTCCTTTGCGCCTGATGTGAAAAAGCGATTTGTCATAACAACTCCGATATGGCAACGATAAATGGCTTTTCCTGCGTTTACCTCTTGGATTGGCGTATTCCCCAAATCGGAAGAATAGCATTTGCATTGGATAGCATATTTAATTCCATCTTTTTCCGCTAAAACATCTACTCCTTGATCTCCGCTTTCCGGCGTTACTGCGACTTTTTCAAATCCATTTTTTCCAAGAATTTTGGCGCACCAATGTTCAAAGTCAGGGCCATTCATTAAGTCCACTTTATTTAATTCATCCTCGGGGGCTGCAATGCCTTGCTGCTGCCTTCTCCAATTTTCTTCTTCTTTTATAATTGCTTCTATGTCTAAATCGGAATTTTCCCGCCGATGTTGATTTTCATTGATTAAATCTGGCATTCCGCATTCGCGGCAGACATAACGGTATTTAGCTTTTGCAAATTCTTGCGTTTTGGCGTCTCCGCGGGAAAAATATTGCTTTATATCGATTCCAAATTGTTTAATGCTACGCCTAATATATTCGTCATCGTATTTGTACAAGCCCTTGCGGTTTTTTATGATTTGATCTCCACTTCGTTCTATTGCGTCATAGAAATGTTTTTGGAATTCAGTTTCAAGCCGCCAGAACTCTATCTGCAAATCGCCCTTTACGCTTGTTACTTTTCCGTTCATTAAAGATAATTTTTTGAACCGGTCGAGTATTATGTCGTAATTTTCTATAAATTCTGAAATTGTCCTGGCTTTGTTTGCTTTTTCTTTGGCCCTGTCTGCATCCAAAAATAAATGCAACGCCAGGCTGTTTCTTTGCGACTTAAAAAACGGAATTTTAAAATCGTCTGACATACAATAAACCTTTCAAAGCCGCCAAAATGAAAGGCGACTTTTTGTTTAGAATGACAAAACTGCGAAAAACGCAGTTATTCCGTTGACAACTGCGAAAATCAAAGCTATAATAGCCTTACAGAACTTCACAAGGCAACAAAAAACCAAGCCCCCTTGGATTTCTCCGTTCTGCGGGCCTATCGCCGATATTTTGTTGGCTGACACTTACATAATAGCGGCCGTATCACTGTTTGTCAAGCTGAAGTTCTTCACATTGAAAGGAGGGTTTCATTTGACATTGAAGGAGCTCCGGGAGGCGGCAGGGCTGAAACAGCCCTATGTCGCACGGAAGCTGTATGTTTCCCAGAATGCCGTTTCCCAGTGGGAGCGAGGAGCCAACGGCATCGCAAGCAAGTTCGTTCCGAAGTTGGCGAAGCTGTACCACGTCACCGACGAGGAGATCATCGCCGCCATCCGGGCGGCGCAGGAAGCAAGGGCGGGTGAGAGCGCATGAAGCGGTTCGTCAAATGGTTTTTGTTTCTCTGCGCATTGTTGGTAATAATCTTCACGGCCGACATCATTTTTCCGTTTGTTGCAGGGCTGATCGTTGGGACAACGGACAGCGCATTATCTGCCGTCGTTTGCGTTCTTTTGATATCGTTGGTTGCTGCCGCAATTGCGTCGAAAATCGAGGGGGAATCATGAAAATCGAAGAGACGGCAGAAGGGAGGAGAGCGCATGATCGAGACCATGTCGCTCAATGAGGCCACAGAGTACCTGCGGCAGCACGGTATGCGGATCACCAACACCACGCTGGCCGCCGGCATCCAGCAGGGGCTCTACCCCTTCGGCCTCTGCATCCAGGGGGACATCAAGCCGGTCTACCAGATCTTCACCCGACTCCTGGACGAGTGGATCGAGAGGCGGGCGACGCCGAAGAAATGAGGAGGACAAGCATAATGGATGGATACACGCTGGCGCTGGTGGTGATCGGCGCCGGGACGGCCACAGGCTGGGTGTTCCGGCTCATCGACAGGATTGAGGGGCGGAGATGAGCCGGAACCCGACGAAGGACAAGCTTATGGCAAAGCTGGACGCTATGGAAAACTACGCCAGGACGCAGAAGGGCGCTCCGTATCTGATGGAGCAGAGCCCAATTAGCGCTATCTGGTGGGAAGGCTACCTTTCTGCGTTGCAGAGCGTCAGGAGAGAGGTGGGGAAGATTTGACCGCTTGGCATAACGATCCTATCTCTCCCGAGCGGGCGGATTCCATGTAGGAGTTGGCCCGGATGGCGGGCGTCACCGTTGGGACGGTTACCTCTTCCATCAGCCGCAGGAAACGAGCAAAACGCCCCGGGCGGTCCAAGTATCAGGTCGGATGGGTGCCCAGGGGAGAAGTTTGAAGGAGGAAAAAGTGAAATGGAGCAGTTTGACAAGAAGAGCATTTTGGAGATGTCCATGGGCGCCATCCTGGAGCGGGTGGACTACGAAATGGGCCGTGTGCTGGAAAACGTCTTGGACCCCAACACCAAGGCCACGGCCAAGCGTAAGATCACCGTGGGACTGGAGCTGGTGCCCAGCGCTGACCGGAAGACCATCACGGTCCTTACCACGGCGAAGGCGGCCCTGGTCCCCACGGACCCTGTGACTACCAGCCTCTTTATCACCTCCGCTCCCAACACCGGCGAGATGGTGGTGGCGGAGATGGTCCCCCAGGTGCCCGGCCAGATTTTCATGGACGGGGACGAGCAGGGACAGCCCAAGATCCTCAAATTTGCCCGGCAGGCGTAAGCCGGAACGTTGAAAGGAGTTTTACCTATGCTGAAAGAATTTGCCCAGTATCTTGTGTCCCTCAAGGAAAACAAGACCTATGACATCCACGGCGACACCTACTCGGACCGGGACCTGGTTCGCATCGAGCCTCACATCGACCGGCCCACCAGCATCTCCGTCTCTGGCCTGGACAGCATCGTGAAGCTGGTCCGCAATGAAATGGACATGCTTACCAACCTGCCGGTCTTCATCCGTGTGGACGGCGCCAACCGGGTCGTTGTGTTCACGACCTACGATGACGTGATGCGCAGAGACAGCCTCTACATTGCGGAGTGCGATGTCCCCGGCTTCCGTGATGGCTTCCGGGAGTATGAGAAGGCCATCATCGAGCTGCGGAGCAAGTTCGCCCCCGGCCCCGGCGTAGACTACATGCTGGACCTGCTCTCCCGCATCAGCAAGGAGAATGGCGTGACCACCATCGACAACGGCGTTTCTCAGACGGTGGAGGCCCGGCAGGGCGTCTCCCTGAAGACGATGGTGGCGGTCAAGCCTCGTGTGGCCCTGCGGCCCTACCGCACTTTCCTGGAGGTGGAGCAGCCGGAGAGCGAGTTCCTGCTGCGGCTGGACGACAACGGCGAAGTGGGCCTCTTCGAGGCCGACGGCGGTATGTGGCGGCAGACGGCCAAGACCAACATCCTGGCTTACTTCGAGGAGCACCTGGCCGAAGAGGTCAAGGCGGGCAAGGTCGTTGTGATGATGTGATGGATGCCCCCGGCGGCCGCTTTGGCCGCCAGGGGAGGATGGAGGGCAGGATGAGGACTTGGATGGATGATTGTATTCCCGAGCGGCCATTGGAGCCGCCGGAGCCGGAAGAAAATCCCCGCTGCCCCTGCTGCGGCGAGGAGTGCGAGACGCTGTACCGGGGATTATCCGGGGCCGTAGTTGGCTGCGAAAAGTGCGTGGACGCCCTGGACGCCTGGGAGCGCCGGGATTTGGCGGATTGAACACAGGGCTCCCGCCGGAAACCAGCGAAGCGTTTCCGGTGGGAAGAGGACGAACGACGGAATGAGGGAGCCCTGCCGCAAGGCGGCGGGGCATGCGATATGAAGTCCGTGCGGACGACAAGGAGGACAAGGACGTGACAGCACCGAAGGTGTGTGAGAACTGCGGGGCGGCCCTGGACGCCGGGGAGACCTGCGATTGCCGGGAGACGGCCCAGGACAGCGGATTGATCCGGCTGGTCCAGCTCCCCGTCATTGAGGAGCGGCTGCGGGATCTGAAGGAGGCAACGGAGCGGCGCACGGGCCAGGCCATGAGCATGGTATGCGCTCCGGAGACCCTGGCGGCGGTGAAGACCGTCCGGGCCGAGCTGAACCAGGAATTTGCGGAGATGGAGGCCCAGCGGAAGGCAGTGAAGGCCGCCATCATGGAGCCCTATGACCGCTTTGAGGCGGTTTACCGGGACTGCGTGGCGGTCCCCTTCCGCCAGGCGGACGCCGACCTGAAGGGGAAGATCGAGGCCACGGAGCGGGAGATCAAGGAGCACTGCGAGGAGTATCTGCGGCGATACTTTTCGGAGCTCTGCGCCGCCCACGGGGTCGATTTCCTGACCTATGAGCAGACCGGCGTGAAGGTGGATATGGCCTCGGCCCGTGCCAAGACCCCCAAGAAGCTTATGGAGCAGCTGCGGATGATGGTGGAGGGCTGCGCCCAGGCGATGGCCACCATTGACGGCATGGAGCATGGGGACGAGATCGCCGTGGAGTACAAGAAGTGCCTGGACCTGACCTTCGCCATTCAGGTGGTGACAAAGCGGCACCAGCTGTTGGAGGCGGAGCGGCAGCGGAAGGTGGAGGCGGCAGAGGCCTGTGTCCGGCCCGTCCAGGAGGCCCCGGAGGTGACGCCGGTCCCCAAGCGGGTGGAGAAGGCGGCTATTGAGACCCTGACCTGCACCTTCACCGTGACGGCCACCCGGGAGCGGCTGAAGCTCCTGAAGAGTTTTCTGGACAGCAACGGCTACATCTACAACTGAGGAGGAGAATTTCCATGAACGAGATGCAGAACTATGCCCCCAACGAGGGGATGGTCCCGAAGACGGTGAGTGCGGAGATGATGATCTCCCGGCAGGCCCAGGAGGTCCAGGCGGCGATGGTGGTGGCAAAGCGCTTCCCTCGGAACGAGGTGGAGAGCCACAACCGCATCCTCAACGCCTGCAAGCGCAGGAGCCTGGCGGAGCGGGCGGTCTATGAGTATCCCCGTGGCGGGGAGAACGTCACCGGCCCCTCTATCCGCCTGGCGGAGGTGATGGCCCAGAACTGGGGCAACCTGGACTTCGGCATCACGGAACTGGAGCAGAAGGGCAACCGCTCCACGGTGATGGCCTACTGCTGGGACCTGGAGACCAATGTCCGGCAGACCAAGATTTTTGAAGTCCCCCACGTCCGGCAGACCAAGAAGGGCACCAAGGCCCTGACGGACCCTCGGGACATTTACGAGATGGTGGCGAACCAGGGCGCCCGGCGGCTGCGTGCCTGCATTCTGGGGATCATCCCCGGGGATGTTGTGGATGCCGCCGTTGACGCTTGCTCAAAGACGCTGCTGAGCGGCGGGGAGCCTCTGATCGACCGGATCCGTAAGATGGCGCAGGCGTTCCAGGAGGACTTCGGCGTTCCGCTGGAGTGCCTGGAGAAGTACATCGGTTGCAAGGCGGAGGCCTTCACCAGCCAGAGCATCGTGAAACTGCGGGGGGTCTATACAGCCCTGAAGGATGGCCGGGCGGACCGGGAACAGTATTTTGACCTGCCCGCCGTGGACGAGAAGACCGGTGAGGTGATGGAAGAGACCCCCGCTGAAACGGTCGGCACGCCGGATGACGGCAGGACCGACAGCGCTCCGAAGCAGGTGAGCCTGAGTGACCTGTAATGTGATCGCAACCGGGTCTCAGGGCAACGCCGTGGTTCTGGATGGGACCATCCTTCTGGACTGCGGCGTGCCCTTCGGGGCGCTGGAGGAGGTCTGTCAGGACCTCTCCCTGGTGGTCCTGACCCACATCCACGGGGACCACTTCCGCCCGGAGACCATCAAGCGCCTGGCTTTCCTTCGGCCTGCGCTGCGCTTCCTCTGCCCGCCCTGGCTGCACCAGCCGTTGAGCTCCCTGGGTATCTATGAACGGGTGATCGACGTGGCAAGCACGGACTGCCGGCTCTCATACGGACGGCTGGGCGGGACCTGGCGCAATATTCAATTCGAGATGCAGCCCATTCCCCACGATGTCCCCAACTGCGCCTGGCATATCTTTGCGGATCGGGGCGGCCAGCGGGAGGCGGTCTTCTATGCTACGGACTGCGGCTCCCTGGATGGTGTGGAGGCCAGGGACTACGACCTCTACCTCATCGAGGCCAACTACGGCGAGGAGGAGATCCAGGAGCGGATGGCCCGGAAGCTGGCGGCAGGCGGGTATGCCTACGAGAGCCGCTGCATGGAGAGCCACCTGAGCCGGGAGCAGGCGGAAGCCTGGCTTGCCGCCAACGCCAAAGAGGGATGGAGTAAGGTGCTGTTTCTGCATCAGCACAGAGAGTGAGGCGAGATATGGAGCGAAGTCAATTCACCTGGTACCGGAGCTACTATGAGGCGCTGCGTACCCTGCCCGCGAAGGATTTCCAGATTGCCGTCCTCGCCATCTGCGCCTATGCCCTCGATGAGGAGGTTCCGAGCCTATCCGGAGTTCCTAATTCTGTTTTCACTTTGATCCGCCCCACGCTGGACAGTGGTAGGAACAAAGCCGCAAACCGACTGAACAAACGGAAAACAAATCAGGAACAAACCGATAACAAACCGGAACAAACACGCAAGGAGAAAGAGGGAGAGGGGGAGAGAGAGGAGGAGAGTGAGAGAGAGGGAGAGAACGATATGTTAAAAATATTACCCCCTGGCGGGGGTAATACAAAAAGCCCCGCCGCAGCCGCCGGTGTTTCTCCGCTCTCCTCCGCCGTGGCGATGGTCCAGGCGGATTATCTCAACCGGGTCAACGCCGCAGCCTCCCCGGCATCGCTGGACGAGCTGGCGGGCTTTGTGGAGGCGATGGGACCGGATTGCTGCCGGAGGGCCTTTGACATCGCCCTGGACGAGCGCATTACCCGCTGGAGCTATATTCGGGGCATCCTGCAGGACAAGCAGCAGCGGGGCGTCAAGTGCCTGGCGGACTGGGACGCTCTGGATAGTCGGCGTCGGGATCGGGGCGGAAATGGTCAACGGGGACAGGAGCGGAAGAGCTGGACGGACATCTGCGAGGAAATGGAGGGTGCCACATGACGGTGCAGGAGACTTCGATGGTCATGAACGTGCTGAATGCCGCCTATCCGGGATTTTACGCCAAATCCAGCGATGCGGAGCGAAAGCAAATCCTGAGCCTCTGGGCAGAGATGTTCCGGGAAGATGACGTTGCTCTGGTGGCTGCCGCCGTCAAGGCACTTATCGTGGCGGAGGCGTCAAGTTTTCCGCCTACCATCGGGCAGGTGAAGGCACGGTTGCGGCAGATCACCACGCCACAGGAGATGACCGAGGGCGAGGCTTGGGCACTAGTGGCCACCGCCATCCGCAACAGCGCCTATGATAGCCGACGGGAGTTCGAGCGGCTGCCAGAGGCCGTGCGGCGCTTTGTGGGGTCTCCCTCCCAGCTGCGGGAGTGGGCCATGATGGACAGTGATACGGTACATAGCGTGGTGGCCTCCAACTTCCAGCGGAATTTCCGGGTGCGGCAGAAGGCCGACCGGGAGATGGCGGCCCTCCCGGCAGATGTCCGTGCCATGATTGGAAGCGCCGCAGCGCCGTTGCGGCTGGATAGAGCGAAGGAGGAAAAATGACCAGAGAAGAAATTTTGGCGGCCGCCCAGAAGTGCGTTTGCGGCGACCGGGAGCAGGACTATGGGAGCCCGGAACGGTCCTTCGGGGTCATCGGGCAGTTTTGGGAGACCTACCTGCAGGAGAAGTGCCTGGAACCGCGGTGCGGTGGCCCCCCGGAAGTCCAGATCCTTCCGGAGGACGTGGCGGCGATGATGTGCCTTTTCAAGATTGCCCGTATCGCCACGGGGCACGGCAAGGCGGACAACTGGATCGACTTGGCCGGGTACGCCGCCTGCGGCGGAGAATTGGAGGGAGCATGATTAAACTGCTTATTGGCGGCTCGCCTTGCACCCACTGGAGCATCGCTCGGACCAAACACCGGGAAACCGAAGCCAGCGGCATAGGCTGGGAACTGTTCTTGAATTACCGTCTCGCTCGGGACAAGTACAAACCTGACTACTTTTTGTACGAGAACAACAAGTCCATGTCTACGGCCATCCGGGAGCAGATTACGGCGGAGTTAGGCGTGGAACCCGTACTTATCAACTCCGCCCTGGTATCCGCTCAGAACCGCCAGCGGCTCTACTGGGTGGGCAAGCGTAACCCAGACGGCACCTACAGCCAGGTTCCAGTGGAGCAGCCGGAGGACCGTGGTATCCTCCTGCGGGACATCTTGGAAAGCGGCATTGTTTGGAATGAAAAAGCATATACCCTCCGAGCGTCACATGGCCCACACGGCGGGCCGTCCTCTGTTATCAAGACCATAAAAGAGCCGGGAAAATTCAGCTTTAACGGTGTCGCTGAACCTGTACGGATTGGAGAAATTGAGAACACGGCACCAAGAACGGGGTTTGACACCAGCAAGCAGTGTAAAGTCTATTCCCCTGACGCAAAAGCCACGGCATTGTGCGGGAACGGCGGGGGCGCTGGGGCAAAAACCGGGCTTTATACCGTCCCCGTCCGCGTCGGCGCCATGCCGAACAAGGACGGAGCACTGGGCACAAGCCAGAGCCGCCTTGTGATTAAGGACGCGGCAATTTTCCAAAATCCGCACGGTTTCAACAAAGGTGGGGTGAAATACGAAAAGGCACCGACGCTGACGGCAAACGGAGATTGGCCGCACAATAATTTTCTGATTAAGGCGGCGGACGGAAAACAAATGCCTGTCTATGAGGTTAGCGGTGGGCGGATCACCATCAAAGGAAAGACATACCCCATTAAACTGGCAGACGGATTTTACATCATTCGCAAGCTGACCGTGACGGAATGTAAACGCCTCCAGACCGTGCCGGACACATACACCTTTCCTGTCAGCGACACCCAGGCGTATAAAATGCTGGGAAACGGCTGGACTGTGGACGTGATCGCCCACATTATGAGCCATTTTGACGGGCTGACGGAGGAACCGGTGGAGGTGCTGTCCATGTATGACGGCATGAGTTGCGGCCATATCGCGCTGGACAAGCTGGGCGTGGATGTCACAGCCTACTATGCGACAGAAATCGACAAGTACGCCGTACAGACCACCCAGCACAATTTCCCGGAAACCGTGCAGCTTGGGGACGCATTTCAGGTGAGGGATGAGGAATGGAGATTGAGGAGAGCGGCGGAGGTGGAGTGATGAAACGACTGACGTTTGAGGGCAATTTCTGCGATATCGCCCAATGCGAGAGCGTCCCGGGCGGCAGCTTCTGCGAGAATGGAAGCTGCACCCAGCGCCGGGTGTGGGAACGGCTGAAAGCCTACGAGGACACGGGGCTCTCCCCGCAGGCCTGCGTGGAGGCCGGGGAGATCGAGGCGGGGCTTTCCGCCGAAGACTACTCCATCCATCGCATGGTGGAGCTGATGCGAGCCGACAAGGACGGGCGACTGGCGGTGCTGCCGTGCAAGGACTGGCTGGATATCGTTTTTGGCGAGCAGGTGCTGTTCTGGGGAATCGATGGAAACCGTGTGGTAGAGATTTCCGTTGATGACGCCGACAGAATCACGTGGTACAACGGGTGGAAATCGGTGACGATCAAGGGCTTTGACGAATACGGCGACGATTGGGAATTTGACGCAAGGGACATCGGCAAGACCGTATTCCTCACCCGCGAGGAGGCGGAGAAGGCATTGGAGGGAAGAAAATGAAAGTATATCTGGCTGGGAAGATCACCGGCGACCCGGGATATCGGGAGAAGTTCCGTGCGGCACGGGAGAAGGTGGAGTGGATGGGACATGTCGCCCTGGATCCCTCCGTGCTGCCGGAGGGCATGGAGCCGGCGGACTATATGCGTATCTGCACCGCCATGCTGGACAGCGCCGACGCCATCGGCCTGCTGCGGGACTGGGCGGACAGTCCCGGCGCCAGGTGCGAGATGGCCCTGGCGCAGTAGCTGGGCAAGCGGATCATCCACGTGGATATGATCCAGGGGCCTGTGAGGAGGGGAGAGAATGGCTGAGTACATTAGCCGGAGCAAGGCCGAGTTTGAGTTGTGCGAGGGCAACATCCCTGAGCCGTACAGATCATTTTGTCGGAGAGTGATAAATGATCGCAACCTTATCCCTGCTGCCGACGTGGCTCCGGTGCGGCACGGCTGGTGGCTGCACAGTCACTATAAGGACTGCTCAGAGCATTTTGAGATCGTGAAGTGCAGCAACTGCGGACACGAGGCCTACGCAATGGCCTTCTATGTGCGGGATGGGAATTTTTGCCCCAACTGCGGGGCCCGGATGGACGGTGCCGGAAATGGCGATTAAATGCAAAAAGTGTGTTCATCGCAGCGACAGGGGCTCTGTCAGCACATGCAATTATCAGCAGAACACGGGGCACTGCAAAATCGTGACAGTAGTCCGGGCGGATGGAACGGAATACAAGACCGTCTCACCTGTGGAGAACTGCGCATTCTTTGAGCCAGGGCGTCGGAAGAAGCCCGCCGTCGAAACATGGAGGCTGGCCCCAGCTGTTGCGAAGATCGACTATAGGCTGGTCTACAAGCTGTATCTGCAAGGGCTCACGGATAGGGCAATTGCGGAAAAGGTCGGATGCAATGTCAACACCGTATGGGCATGGCGGAAGAAGAATAACCTGCCGGCCAACCGGTACAAGAAGGCGCACGGAGCATTATCTTCGTGACCTCACGAAGATGGTCTGCCCGCTGGGGGAGCGGGAGAGGAAGGGGGGTAGGGGGGATGGAGAGGGTGAGGGGGCCTGTAGTGATGATGGGTAATAGAGAAGCAGAAGGCTTAGGGAGGGGAAGTGTGACAAACCAGGAGAAAAAAGCGTGGCTGCAGCAATACCGGCAGGCAGGGCATGATATCGGGGACCTCCTCAGGGAGCGGGAGCGCATCCTGTCCATGATGACGAAGATGACCGCAAACTACCGCGGGATGCCTCGCTCCGGCGGCGGAATATCAGACCGGATGGAATCCTGTGTGGACAAGCTCTCCGAGCTGGAAGCGGAACTCAGCGCCAAAGCGGTAGAGCTGGTATCCTTCCGGAAGGAGATTGAGCGCCGGATTGATGCTCTTGACAGCTCCGAGCAGAAGCGATGCCTCCGCTTGCGGTACCTGGAAGGCATGACTTGGGAGCGGGTATCGCTGGAAATGGGCTATGAGCGGATGCAGGTTTGGCGCATCCACGGGAGAGCCCTGGAAAATCTCCATCCGGAGAAAGATGGGATAGAATGATACATTCCAGGTGTGTTATTCTGTAGACTGAGAAAAGCAGGGGAGCTGTAGTGGCTTCTCTGCTTTCCTTGTTCTCCTTCCTGTTCCCTGGGAGGCGGTTCGTCCTCCGGCCGCTTCCCAGGGCCTATATACGGGAAATATGCCGCACGCACGATGCAGCCCAACGATCAGGGCCGAGAGGTCGCACCTCTCATGCGGCACAGGACTCCCCGCACCTCTCAACGATGTGTCCCAGGGGAGACATTTGCAGATGTGGCGGAATAGGTAGACGCTACAAATAACAGTTCGGGGCCGCCCAGAAAATCGGTGAAGGCCGATGCGCTGTTAGGCTATGCGGGGTGCAAATCCTCGCCATCTGCACAATGCGTATGGTATCACGCCCCGGCAGCTCTGATTGCGTAAGCCCGATAACGAGCCTTGCCTGTGCGCTGTATGAAAGCGGCAGGTCGAAGCATTTATTATTTAGCTGGACCCGGCTTGTGTAAAAGAAACGGATGCGACCGACATACCGGCGCAGGGCTGAAAAGTTCCGTGGTTATCCGGCGCTGCTGTCTTTGCGAGGAGGCTGAGGCGGTAAATGGATGTGGCGTGGTGACGGCAATCGAGAGATTAGGCCGTTGTGTAGGCCAGGCCGAACAGAGCGCAGCGCCGGAGACTGTGTAAGTATCACGCCCCTTGCGGGCATAGAGTAGCCCTTCGGAGTGGGTAATGTCTGCCGTAATCAGGCCGAGGGGCGGGGGCCAGCGGCAAAAATTGGGTGAGAGAGGTGGGTGACGTGTCCGGTGAGAAGAATCTTATCCCGTTCGACCAGCGAACAGAGGCCGAGCAGAAAGCAATACGAACAGCGGGCGGCATCGCCTCCGGTGCGGCACGCCGCCGCAAGCGCAGCCTCCGGGAAGCGGCGGACCTGTACCTCTCTCTGCCGGTTTCCGACCGGCGAAGGTGGAACAAGATAGCCCGGAGGGGCGTGGACCCAGAGGACGTAGACAACCAGATGGCCATGATTATCGGACTGACGGAAGCGGCGACCCATGGCGATGCCAAGGCGGCCAAGATCATTGTTGACCTGCTTGGTGATGTCGCCGGAGAGGACCAGGGAGGAGTGCAGATCATTGATGACCTGTAGGCTTTCCGACATCATTTCCCCGGCCTTTGTGGAGCCGCACAAGGCTGTCAAAGCCCATGAGGTCAGCGAGGTCGTATCAAAGGGCGGCAGAGCCTCCACGAAATCTTCTTGGATATCTGTGGAGCTGGTGCTGCTGATCCTGAAGGACCCGCAGATCCATGCTTGTGTCTTCCGCAAGTACGGCAACACCCTCCGAACCACGGTTTACGCACAGATTGTATGGGCGATTGCGCAGCTGGGCCTGACCCGAAAATTCCGCTGCACGGTAAGCCCGATGGAGTGCGTCTACATCCCCACCGGGCAGAAGATCATGTTTTTCGGGATGGATGATCCCGGCAAGGTAAAGTCCATCAAGGTTCCGTTCGGTTATATCGGCGTGGACTGGTTTGAGGAGCTGGACCAGTTTGACGGGCCGGAACAAATCCGCAACGTGGAGCAGTCCACATTGCGAGGCGGCTCGTTCAGCATGACCTTCAAATCCTTCAACCCTCCGGCGATGGCCCGGAACTGGGCCAACCGCTATGCTCTGGAGGAGAAGCCGGGGAAGCTGGTGCATCACAGCACCTACCTGACTACCCCACCGGAGTGGCTGGGGCCTCGCTTCCTGGCGGACGCTGAGCACCTGAAAGCCACAAACCCCACCGCCTACCGGCACGAGTATCTGGGAGAGGTCGTGGGCAGCGGGACGCAGGTCTTTGAGAATCTGCAGCTCCGGGACATCCCGGACGAGGAGATTTCGCAGTTCGACCGCATTACAAACGGAGTGGACTGGGGCTGGTACCCTGACCCCTGGGCATGGAACCGGATGCATTACGATGCCGCCAGGCGGACGCTCTACCTGTTCTCCGAGCTGACCCGGCACCGTACCAGCAATCAGGACACCGCAGCCCTGCTGATGGAGCGCATCCCGCAGGATGAACTCGTCATTGCGGATAGCGCCGAGGAGAAATCCGTCAGCGATTATAAGGCCTTCGGGCTCAACTGCCGGGCATCCGAGAAGGGCCCCGGCAGTGTGGCGTATTCCATGAAGTGGCTGCAATCCCTGTCTGCCATTGTCATTGATCCTAGCCGCTGCCCGGACACGGCCAGAGAGTTTGGCGAATATGAGTATGAACGGGACCCGAAAAGCGGCGAGGTTCTGGAGGGATATCCCGATGTCGCAAACCACCACATCGACGCCGTGCGCTACGGCACGAACCGCATCTGGAAGAGGAGGGGCAAGTGAGAAAGCTGAAACGATGGCTCATTGAGCGCTTCCTCCCCGCCTGGTGCAGGGATGAGCTCTTGGAGGAAAACCGGAGGCTCCGGGAGCGCCTGGCGTGCAAAGAGCAAGAGATCGACCGCCTGGAGGCGTATATCCAGGGAATCCACGATAACCAGCGCCGTCAAGGGCGCATCGTTATCCACTGCAAGGAGGTGTCCGGTCCGTGAGCATCTTCTCCGCCCTTTTTGACCAGGGCAAGATTTATAACTTCCAGCAGGCTTTCGGTGTGAAGGACATCACCACCGCTGAGATGCAGGCCGCTATCCGGGATTGGGCGCAGCTTTACTATCAGGCCGCACCGACGCCGGAGGAGGACCCCTGCCAGCGCCTTCCGGTCCTGGTAGTCTCCAAGATCACGAAGGCAGCCTTTTCCGAGTATCAGGCCGACAGCGACAGCGAAGATGCCAAGCGCATCCTGCTGGAGCTTGGCCGGGTCAAAGGTAAGGCCGTGCAGCAGGCGCTCATTGGCGGTCAGAGCTTTCTGAAGCCGATTTTCGGGCAGGGAGGCCTGACATTCTCCGTCATCCCCCGGGGCAGTTATCTGCCGCTTGGACGAGATGAGCGAGGTGACATCACGGATATCGGCACGGCGGAACGCACTGTAGAGGGGCGCAACAGCTACACCCTCCTGGAGCGCCGCCGGGTAGATGCCGCAGGGAACCTGGTCATCGAGAGCAAGCTGTACCTCAGCGGCGATGGACAGACCCTCGGCGTGCAGGTGCCGCTTGATACCCTGGAAAAGTACGCCGGCCTTCTGCCGGAGTTGGTGCTCTCTGGAGTCGGCTCTATCGGCCTTATCCCTGTTCGGTGCCCCCAGGAGAACACGGTAGACGGGAGCCCGGATGCCGTCAGCGTCTACGCCCCGGCGGCTGGGCTTATCCACAACGTCAACCGCAACGAGGCCCAGCTGGACCGGGAGTTTGAGAATGGCCGCAGCCGGGTCTTCGCCTCGGCGGACCTTCTCAAAACCGGAGCGGATGGGCGGAAACGCCTGTCCGATGACCTCTTTGTGGGGCTGGACGATGATCCTGAGACCGTGGGGGTCACCGTCTTCTCGCCGACGCTCCGGGAAGCGTCCTTCCTGGCCCGGAAGACAGAGTATCTTCGCAACGTGGAGAGCCTGATCGGGCTAAAGCGTGGAATCCTCTCCGATGTGGAGGCGGCGGAGCGCACGGCAACGGAAGTCACCAGCAGCGCCGGGGATTACAACCTCACCATCATCGACTTTCAGCGAATGTGGGAGAGCGCCGTCCGTGAGGCGGTCCGGGTCTGCGAGATCCTTGGGCGGCTCTACAAGGTGTTCTCCGGGAGCGTTGTTGACCCGGAGAAGGATGTCACCATCTCCTGGGGCAACGGCGTTCTTTACGACGAGGACCAGGTTTGGACCGAGTATAAGGCAATGGTGTCCTCTGGTATGCTGAAGCCGGAAATCGCCCTGGGCTGGTATTTTGACCTCCCGACGGAGACGGAGGCGGATCTGGCGCGTATCCGGAAGCGCTACATGCCGGAGCAGGACGCCCCGGTAAATGAGTAATGCTCCGGGCGGACGAGATCGACGCCCTGCGGGGCGCCGCCGAGAAGTTGACGGCTCCCATCGTGGACTATCTGATACAGGACCTTGCCAAGCGAGTGGCCAAAGCTGGGCAGCTTACGGCCACGGCGCAGTATGAGACCTGGAAGCTCCAGGAGCTTAGCCTCTCCCAGCGGGAGATCAAGAAGCAGCTCAAAAAGCTGCTGAAGGTTTCCAACCGGGAGCTCCGGAAGATGCTGACCCAGAGTGCTGAGGCGGGCTACAGCTACGACCTTCGGAGTTTGCCGCAGGTGCAGGCCATCCCGTTCCGGCAGAATGAGGCGGTCCAGCAGATTGTGGCGGCGGCCGTGCAGCTGGCGGAGAACGACCTGAGCAACATCACCCAGACACTCGGTATGGTGGACCCCTACGGACGGGCGCTCCCGCTGAGGGATGCCTACCGGAGCTGTATGGACTTCGCTTTCATGCAGGTTTCTACTGGAGCAACGGACTACAACACCGCCATCCGGCAGGCCACCAAAAACCTGGCGGACCGGGGCGTCCGCTGGATTGATTATGAATCCGGCGTGCATACGAGCCTGGAGGCCGCCGTCCGGCGCAACGTCATGGGCGGTCTTGGACTGATGCAGGAGCAGATATCCCAGAGGACCCACGATGACCTGGGCGCTGACGGTTGGGAGATCGACGCCCACAACAACAGCGCCCCGGACCATGAGCCAATCCAGGGGAATCAATACTCGGATGCTGAATACCAAACGCTGAACAACAGCCTTGTGCGGCGCATCGGGACCCTCAACTGCGGCCATTCCGCCCATCCCATCATCCTGGGCGTGAGTATCCCCCAGTATAGCCAGGAAGAGCTGGAGCGGATGCGCCAGAAGAACGAGGAGGGCATCACCTACCAGGGGAAGCACTATACCGGCTACGAAGCCACCCAGCGGCAGCGGCGGCTGGAAGCCTCCATCCGGCGGCAAAAGCGGCGCATCCTGGTGGACGAAGCCGCCGGGGATGCGGAAAAGCTGCAAACGGACCAGATTAAGCTCCAGATCCTCCGGCAGGAATACTCCCGATTCTCCAAGGCCGCTGGCCTGCGGACCCAGTTAGAGCGGGCGGAGGTCGCCAAGTTCGGATGGAAGCAGGCCGGTGCGGCGGAGACTGCCTTTACTGTTTCCGAGACTATTGGCCGATCAATTGGGGCGAAAGCGAAGAACTATGATATATTCAATCCCGCAACAGGAGACATTCTTCGCCTTGCCGAGGGAACCCGAATTACTCAGCCTAAAAACCACGTTATGGCGGGTGCGGAAAGAGAACGGCAGATCGACTGCATAGACTGGCTTATTGACAAGTATGGTGGAGACAGAGTAAAATGGACCAAAGAAAAAGGCTTTGGGTTGGTAGAGGATGAGTATGGAGAATTACGTCGTGTAGAACTCCATTGGTACCAGGAGCCTGATGTCGGAAAGGTCGAAATGAAGATAAAGGTCAAGGATGGGAGGTGGTATCTGGATGACTAGTTACAAAGTGAAGTATATTGGCCCGGATGCCGCGGAAGTTCGGGCTGGAGAGATTTATGAGGCGCAGGACCTTCAGGATTCCGAAAAAATGATTGGGGTAAAGGACCGCTCAGGGGAATGGTACGCTTATCCCAAGAAGTATTTTGAGATTCTCAGCGATTAAACCGCCATCCTTTGGACGGCGGTTTTCTTACGACACAACACAATGATTGAAGCAGCCGAAGGGCTGCTTTTTTCATACCCATTTGCCCTGGACGGGCGTAATAATGCCAACCGCAGGGGATGCGACCCCCGACACCAAAGCATAGCGGAGATAGGAGACAGACGATGAAGCGTGAATTTCTGCAGAATTTCAAGGTAGGTGACCAGGCGCTCTCCAAGGAGATCATTGATGCCATCATGGAGGAGAATGGCCATGACATCGAAGCGGCAAAAAAGCCCTTTGTGGACTACCAGTCCATCAAGGAGCAGCTGGATGAGGCCAAGAAGGCTCTGAAGGCATTTGAAGGGGTGGACGCATCCCAGCTTCAGGCGAAGATCAAGGAACTCCAGGGGCAGCTCACCAGCAAGGACAAGGAGTGGCAGGAGAAGCTGGACGGTATGGCGTTTGAGGGCAAGCTCAAGGACGCTATCACCGCTGCCAAGGGCCGCAGCGCCAAGGCCATCTCCGCCCTGCTGGACATGGACGCCCTGCGAAAGTCCAGCAACCAGGATACCGACATCAAGGCGGCCCTGGAAACTCTTCAGAAGGAGAACGGCTACCTCTTCGAGACGGATCCCCCGGCGCCTTACGCTCCGGGCCCCGGCAAGAATCCCATTCCCGGCAAACCGGATGCGCCCATTTCCCTTTCTGCGGCGCTCCACGAAAAATACGATAAGTAAAGGAGACTGAATTATGCCTATTACTCTCGCTGAAGCCAAGGTCGGTATGGCCGATAAGGTCGACCAGATGATCGTCGACGAGTTCCGCCGGAGCTCTCTGCTGCTGGACCGGCTGGTGTTCGATAACGCCATTTCTCCCGGTACCGGCGGTTCTACCCTGACCTACGGCTACATCCAGCTAAAGACCCCCTCCACCGCCGCTGTTCGTGCCATCAATAGCGAGTATTCCGCTGGCGAGGCCAAGCGGGTGGAGAAGACCGCCAAGGCCGTCATTATGGGCGGTTCCTTCCAGGTGGACCGTGTTATCCAGAACACTTCCGGCGCTGTGGATGAGCTGGCCTTCCAGCTGTCCCAGAAGGTCAAGGCCACCAGCAACTACTTCCACAACCTCGTCATCAACGGCGTCGCCGCTTCCACTGGCGCTGGTTATGTGACCGGTACTTTCGACGGCCTGCGGAAGCTGCTGGACGGCACCTCCAACGAGTTCACCACCGACATCGACCTCTCCGATTCTGACAAGGTCGGGAGCAACGCTAACGCCTTCATCGACCAGCTGGACCAGCTGGTGCACGCCATCGACGGCGACACCACCATGCTGCTGATGAACAGTGACATGCTGCTGAAGGTCCGTTCCGCCGCCCGCCGAGCTGGCTACTATGAGCGCGCCAAGGACGATTTCGGCCGGGTCGTGGAGACCCTTGCTGGTATCCCCCTGATGGACTGCGGCAAGTACTACAACGGCAGCAACTCCGTGGATGTCATCGGCACCTCTACCCCCAGCACCACCGCCGCCGGCACCTCCAGCATCTACGCTGTGAGCATCGGCCTGGACGGCTTCCACGGCATTTCTCCCACTGGTACCGGCGTCATCAACTCCTACATGCCCAACATGAGCGAGCCTGGCGCCGTGAAGAAGGGCGAGGTTGAGCTGGTCGCTGGCGTAGTCCTGAAAAACACCCTGAAGGCCGCCGCCCTGAACGGCATCGTGCTGAAGCCCAAGACTTCCGCCTGATAAACGGGAGGGATGACCGTGCCGGATTTTCTCTATTACCAGACTGCGTACATGGGGACCATCCAAGACGAGACGGAGTTTCTCCGCTATGCCGCCCGGGCGAGGGACCAACTCGCCCGGTACCGGCGCATCTACACCGTGACGGCCCAAGATGAGGACGCCGAAAAGATGGCCATCTGCGCCATGGCGGATGCCATAGCCTGGTATGAGGGGGCCCGTGATGGCACCGGCGGCCCGGTGGCGTCCGTCAGCGTCGGCAGCGTGTCCGAGACCTACAGCGGCGGTGCCGGCAACCTGGACTTCTCCCAGGCGGCGCAGGACCGGGAAATGTACCGCCGGGCGTGTCTTTACCTGGACATCTATCGGGGGGTGGGTGGATGCTGACCTATCGGCTCTGCGACCAGACCGTGACGGTGTACCACTGGGACGGCGGTACGGGCTACACCCGGACGGTCATCAACCGGGCTTTCCTGGATCACAAGAAGACCCAGAACGTGGATAAGACCGGCAGCAGCGAGGTGAATTCGTTTCTGCTGGTCCTTCCCGGGCCTGTGGTGCAGGTGGCCGTGGGTGACAAGGTCATGGCCGGGGAAGGCCCGGAGATCACGGGCCGAGAGGACTGGGCGGCGCTCATCCCCTCCAAGGTCCCGGGCCTCGTGGTGGTGAAGTACGTCGACCCGAAATACTACCACGGGGCCATCGTGCATACGGAGGCGGGCGGATGATCGTACAGGTAAAATGCAAGAGCGCTGAGCAGATCATCCGAGCCCACGGCCTGGACCGCAACGGTGATGTTCAGCGGTTCTGGACCAACATCGTCAACCGAAGGATATCCCGCTACATGCCGTACCGCTCCGGCGCTCTTTCCAGCAAGCTGAAGTATATCTCCGGTCCGGCGGAGATCATCGTGAGGGCCCCCTACGCCAAGTACCAGTACTACGGCAAGGTGATGGTCGACCCCAAGATTAACGCCGCCGGTTTTCTCACCAAGGATGGAACCTGGCGGAGCCGCAAGGGAGCGGCAAAGGTCCTCACGGACCAGGATCTGACCTATGACACCAGTAAGAACGCCAACGCTGGTCCCTACTGGGACCGTCGCTTGGTGGCCGCCGAAGGCGATGCCATGGTGCAGGAGATCAAGGCGTACATCCGCCGAAGGGAGGCGCTTAAATGACGGCACTGGAAAAAATCCGAGAGTGGATCAAGACCTATCCCGGATGCAGCCAGCTCCGGGATCTGTCCGTGGACTATACGGACGAAGTTCCTGCCAACGGCGGCGTCAATCCTTCCGGTTTGTTGGAGGTCAGTCGCAAGCGGGACATCCTTGGCAATGTGACCGTCCTAAACCAGTATAGTTTCACGCTGTACTTTGTTTTTGCCAAAGCTCCCGGCGACGATGTGGGCGCCGAGGAAAACGCACAGTGGCTGATGGACTTCCAGGATTGGGTGCAGAGCCAGTCCATCACCGGGAAGGCCCCCGTCTTCGGGGACGCCCCCCGACAGGAGACCATCAAGGCCCAGAACGGTAGCCTCTTTACAGCGGACAGCGAGGGGACTGCCGTTTATTCTGCCCAGCTGTCCGTGCAGTTTATCAAGAGATACGAGGTGAATTAAATGGCTGAGAAGTATTCCATCGCCGGCAACAGCGGCGAATCTCCGCTCCGTGAACAGATCGTGACCTATCTCAACACGACCGCTTCGGAGCAGCCTGTGTGGTCGCCTATGGGGAGAACGGTCGAGGACAGCTCCATTGACGCAGACTATTCCGAAGACAGCAAAACCGACATTTTCGGCACGGTTTGGAACAGCGCAAAGAAACCGAAGAGGGAGCAGGAGTTCTCCGACTCGAACCTGCTTGCCGGTGATGCCGTAATGAATCGGGTGCTGGACCTCTGCATTGTCCAGCAGAATATGGCGGAGCTCCAGAACCAGGACTGTCTCGTCGTGTACCTGTTTCTGCAGGACAGCAGCGGGAAGGCCTTTGCGGAGAGGTATCCGAACAGTACCGTCCTGATGACCTCTATCGGCGGCCCTGGCGGCGAGAAGGCGGTAACCGGCATCAAGGTCTCCTATGGCGGCGAACGTGTTACCGGCACGTTCGATAAAACCACGAAGACCTTCACGGCGGACACCTAACGACAGCGGGGCGGGCTCTGCCCGCCCCATTTGAAAGGAGGAGACCATGGAACTCAATTTTGCCAACGGCGTACAGAGCTACACCGTCAACGGGGTAAAAGACGCTCTCCGGCTCAATCCGGCGGATGCGGAGATGCTGCGGAAAGTCTACCTCGCCCTGAAGGACTTGGAGGGCAAGCAGAAGGAACGGGCCAAAGCCGGAGCGGAGTCTGAGGACATTGAGGCGGTGCTTGATCGCCTCCACGCTCTGGACCAGGAAATGCGGGGCGTGCTGGATGGGCTGTTCGGGGATGGCCTCTGTGAGAAAATCTTTGGGGGAATGAGCCTGTACGCCTCGGCGGACGGCCTTCCCGTATGGGAGAACTTTCTGCTGGCCGTGATCGACCTATTTGACGATTCCGTGAAGCGGGAGGCGGCGCTCTCCGACAAGCGCATCCAGAAGCACGTCCAGAAGTACCACAGATGAATTACTCCCTGCCGACAGAGGTCGAGATCGTAGAGATCAGCTATCCCATCCGCTCGGATTACCGGGCCATTCTGGATATCTTTGAGGTCTTCGAAGACCCGGATCTGGACAATGACCAGAAGGCGCTGGCGGCGCTGGACATCTTCTACCCGGATTTCTTGACGATCCTCGGGGAACAACTGCGGGAAGCGGCGGAGAAGATGCTCTGGTTCATCAACTGCGGGGACGAGGGAGATAACCGCAAGCGCCCTAAGCTGATGGATTGGGAGCAGGATTTCCAGTACATCGCTGCCCCTATCAATCGGGTGGTGGGGCAGGAGATCAGGGCCATGCCCTATCTCCACTGGTGGACCTTCATCTCCGCCTACTATGAGATCGGAGACTGCTTCTTTGCTCAGATCGTTCGGATTCGTTCCCTACGGGCAAAGGGCAAGAGGCTGGAGAAGGCGGACCAGGAATTTTACCGAGAAAACAAGCGCCTTGTGGATATCAGACCGAAGTATTCCGAGGCAGAAAATACACTGTTACAAGAGTGGATTTGAGGTGACACGATGGCCGATAGCGAAATGATTATCAGCACGGAGATGGACAACAAGACGCTCTACCGGGACTTGAACAAGGTGGTAAAGGATATCAATCAGCTTGACGAAAAAATCTCCAAGCTGGGCGCTCAGAAGATCCCGCTGGAGGAAAAACTCCAGCGGATCACGGGAGAGCTGGATGAGGCCAAAGCGGTGCTTGCGGACATGCGGGCGGCACCGAAGGGCACCTATGAAAAGGTCGATATCGCAGACCAAGCGACCCGTGTCCGGCTGTTGCAGGCGGAGTTTACCAAGGCCGCAAACAGCGTTGACAATCTCGGGGATCAGCTTCAGGCGGCGGAAACCGACTTGGACGGCGCAAAGAAGAAGGCGGGGGAGATCAGCGACCGAATCCGGGAGGCGGAGGCGAATACCAGTCGTTTTGGAGAGGCTGCAGCTAACGCAGACGGGAAAATGAAGAAGATTCTGGGCCGTGTAGGGAAACTAGCCAGACGAGTTCTTATTTTCGCTGTAATTACCGCCGCTCTGCGGAGCTTGCGGAACTGGCTGGCGGAAATCGTAAAGAGCGACCAGGAAGCCTCAGCCGCAATGGCGCAGCTCAAGGGGGCGCTTCTCACCCTGGCGCAGCCCCTTGTGCAGGTCCTCGTCCCTGCGTTCACCCTGCTTGTCCGGGTCATCGCCGCCGTTGTGACGCAGATCGCCCGCCTTGTGGCGGCCATCTCCGGGAAAAGCCTGTCCAGTGCGGCGGCGTCGGCGAAGGCGCTGAACGCCCAGACGAAGGCCCTGAAGGGGACCGGGAAGGCGGCGAAGGACGCCGGGAAGTCCCTTGCGTCGTTTGACGAGATCAACCAGCTTTCCTCCAGCTCTTCCGGCGGCGGGGGCGGCGCTTCAGCGGACAGCATTGCGCCGGACTTCTCCTTTATGGACGAGGTGGATGGACGTTTAAAAAAGATTGCCGATGCTGTCATCTTCATCGGGGCGGGGCTTGCCGCCTGGGAGCTGTCTTCGCTCCTTCCTGGGATGCTCGGGACCGTGGCGAAGAAGCTGGCCGGGATTGCCTTCACCGTGGGCGGCCTCATGCTCCTGTGGGACGGACTTTCCGACGCCTGGAACAACGGCGTGGACTGGGGGAATCTCATCGAGATCCTTGGCGGCGCCGCAGCGGCGGCGCTGGGCCTCTACCTGACCTTCGGAGAGCTCGGCGCAGGCATCGGGCTTATCGTTGCCGGAGCCGCTATGGTGGTCACGGCGTTCCGGGATATCGACCAAAACGGCCTGAATCTCAAAAACACGCTGCTGATGATCGCCGGTATCGTCAGCACCGGCCTTGGCTTCTGGTTCCTGACCGGGAAGGTATTCCCGCTGGTGGTTGCGGGAATTGCCGCCATTCTCTTCGCCATTACTACCCTTGCGGGGAACGGAGAACAGCTGATTGGGAACCTCAAGCAGACGTTTTCCGGGCTTGTAACCTTCCTTGACGGCCTTATCAACCTGGACATTGACAAGATGCTTTCCGGGCTGAAAGGCATGGTCAGCGGGGCGTTGAACACGGTGCTTACCATCGTGGGCAGTGTTATCAACCTCATTATCCGGGGCCTCAACTGGCTCATCGAAAAGATCAACAGCATCTCCTTTGACATGCCAGACTGGGTGCCCGGAGTCGGCGGAAAGAGCTGGGGTCCGAACATCCCTCTCGTGAAGGAGTGGCAGATCCCGCAGCTTGCCCAGGGCGCTGTTATCCCGCCTAACCGGGAGTTCTTGGCCGTGCTGGGCGACCAGCAGAGCGGTACGAACATCGAAACGCCGCTGGCGACGATGGTGCAGGCATTCAAGCAGGCCCTTGCGGAAAGCGGCTACAGCGGAAGCAGCGAGGCGGTCCTGATGCTTGACCGGGACGTTCTGGGCCGAGTGGTGTACCAGCTCAACAAGGCCGAGGGCAACCGCATCGGCGTGAGCCTTACGGGGGTGTGACATGGGGTATATCAAGCTCAACGGCCGCAGCTTTGACGCTGACATCGCCATCTCCAAGTACAACCGCAATTTCAACGTCCTGGACGGCGACAACGTAGGCCGTGCCATGACGGGCCGGATGATCCGGGACATCATCGGCACCTACCTGGGGCACAAGATCACCGTCTTTCGCCGGGGTAACAACTACGCCGGTTTGGACGAGTTCTGGGACTACCTGTACCAGCACAGCGTGGACGATTCCGTCCTCCTGGAGGCCGCCGATGGGCAGACTTCCATCGCCTATGAGGCGTACTACACCAGCGCCACCCAGGACCTCGAAAAAGTGGAGGGCGGCATCAACTACTGGGGCGAGATCGAGGTAAACTTCATCCCGATGAAAGCGCAGGTAAAACCGACGTGAGGTGACAAATGGGCAAAACAACAGTTGTCTATAAGGACGTTGCGGTGGGAGCGGCGGAAGCGGCGTCCGTGACCGCCACGGGCCCCACGCCGGAAAGCGCCCCGGCAAAGCTCCCATTCGGCCAGGATACCGGGGCCGTCGTAACGCTGGAGCATAACCGATGGATTCTGGACGGCTCTATGGACCGCTGGTACGAGGGCGAGAGCTGCGCCTTCTGGTCGGCGGCGCTTTCCGGGGCGGATGGGAGCTTCGAGGAGCCTCCCACCATCACCATCGCTTTCTCGCAGCAGTTCTCGTCCATGGGCGTGAGCTTTGGCTTTGACACTGCCACCGGGGAATACTGCTCCGCCCTGAACATCAAGTGGTACCAGGGTGACACGCTAAAGGCGGACCAGAACTTTACCCCGGACAGCGCCCAATACTTCTGCGAGAAGAAAGTGGAGAGCTACAACAAACTGGTAATCACCATCCAAAAGACTTCCCTCCCGTATCGCAGGGCGAAAATCAACCAGATTCTCTTCGGCATCGTCCGCGTCTTTGGCATGGAGGAGCTACGCAACGCCTCCATTGTCAACGAGATGGACGAGGCGGCCATTGAGCTCCCGGTTTCGTCCTTCTCCTGGACGCTGGACAGCCTCTCCGACGTGGAATATATGTTCCAACTCAAACAGCCAGTGGAGGTACACAGCGCCGCCGGGCTGCTGGGAACCTACTACATCTCCAGCTCCTCCCGACAGGCGGCGTCCCTCTACGACATCAAGTGCAACGACGCCCTTGGCGTGCTCTCTGAGACGCAGTTTGCCGGGGGAGCGTACCTATCCGGGGTGAGCGCAAAAACGCTCTTAAACGAGCTGGCGGCGCCCTTTGCGGTGGAATATGCGGATGGCGTCGAGGATGCTACCCTGAAAGGCTTGCTCCTTCCGCAAACCCGGCGGGAGGCTATCCAGCAGGTCCTTTTCGCCTGGGGCGTCTGTCTCGCCACGGACGGCGGCAGCGCTTTCCGGGTCTTCCGGCAGGACAGCACGGCGGAGATTATCCCAAAGGACCGGACCTTTACCGGGGCGGCGGTGGACACGGCGGCCGTCGTGACCAAAGTCTCCGTCACGGCCCATACCTACACGGCGGACAGCAACGGCAGCGTCCAGGTGAACGGCGTGGACTACAAGGACACCGCTACCGTTTACACAGTGAGCAATCCCAACGTCACCGCCGGAGACCGGGAGAACGTGAAGGAGATCACCGGGGCGACGTTAGTCTCCACAGACATCGGACAGGCCGTAGCGAACCGGGCATATGCCTATTACGCCAAGCGGAACACTGCCACGGCACGCATCGTCCACAAGGGCGAGAAGCTGGGCGACTGCCTGAGCGTCTACACGCCCTGGGGTACGCTGGTGACTGGCAATCTCCACAAGATGGAGATCAAACTCTCCAACACCGTGGTCTACGGGGCGGAGGTGACAGGATGACCGCCGGGGATATCCTGGACTACGCCTACACCGGGGCGGCGCAGACGGTGCTCATCCTGGAGCCGGAGCACTACTACTCCGGCGATCTCTACAGCGGGGAGGTATAACCCATGGCCATCAAGACTGTGCAAGACACCATCACGGCCCCCGGCAAGAGCAGCTACGGCCTGCAGGGGCTCATCACGGACCGGACGGAGGCGGATGTACGCCGGGTCAAGGCGCTGGCTGCCAAGGGCTGGGCGGGCATGACGGCGGCGGAGCGGACCGAGTGGGCAAGCGACCTGAAGGGGGCCTACAACGCCTCTGACCTCAACCGGGTAGGCTCCGCCGTGGACTACGTGGCCAAGCGGCTCCGGAGCTGCGGCATCGCCGTCTCCGTGGCCCCCCGGATGGACTGGCAGGAGACGGACATCCCCTCCAGGACCGAGATGGCGGCGTATCTGGCGGATATCGCCGCCCTGCGGGCGGCACTACCGCCGCGGGACGGCACGCCCCCGGCCCCCGCGGACATGCTGGGCCTCAGCTGGGAGGAGGCCAACGCCATCGAGAGCATCCTCCTGGCGGTGGATGAGGCAGTCACCCGGATGAGCCAGGCGTGGTATTACTCCGGCGACCTGTACGCCGGAGAGGTATGAAAGGAGCGAGCGAATGAAGGATAGAGTACCCCTGTACCCTGGGAGGGTGAGGATGGTGCCTGTGGCCGGGCAGGCCAACACCTATGACATGAGCCGGGCGGACAGTCCCCAGCAGGAGGGCACGCCCCTCAACAAGGCCACCCTCCTCAGCGACGAGACAGCGGCCCTTATCTGGCCGGACGCAAGCACCCGGCCCGCAGACCCCACCGTGGATGACGCCCTGGCGGCCCTGCCCCACAAGCGCAAGGTGGCCAAGACCGTTATCATCACGGAGACCCAGGACTGGACCGTCCCGGCGCATGTGGGGGAGCTAGACGTCCGCATCTTTGGCGGCGGCGGTGGCGGCGGTGGCGGCTCCTCTAGCAGCATCGGCGGCCATGGCGGAGGCGGCGGGCACATGGCCCACGGAACATTCGACCTTGTAGAGGGGGCAAACGTGACGGTAACCATTGGCGCCGGTGGCGTCGGGGGAGAATATCCCGGTGCGGGAGGAACGTCTTCCTTCGGCGCTCATATTTCTGCCGCTGGCGGAAATTCCGGCGGAGGTTCTGGATCAAGTGATTCTGCAGGAGATGGCGGCTCCGGCGGAGGCGGCGGAGCGCGCGACACGCGTGGCGGCAACGGCGACTATGGTGGCGGCGGCGGTGGCGGCGGAGACGACAGTTATGCTGGCGGAAATGGCGGAAATGGCGGCAGCTATGGCGGCGGTGGCGGCGGCGGCGGAACTTACTCCGGAAGTCCTGCACCGACCGCTGGAGGTACGGGAGGTACGCACGGTGGAGCCGGCGGCTCCGGAGGAAGAATGTCCAGCGCAAATCAAATCGCCGCAGCAAACGGAGAAAATGGCACCGATACCACAAACATTTCCGGGCTCGACTGCAACGGGCAAGGAACCGCGGGGACAGCTCAATCCGCTGGTTCTGGAGTTGGCGGCGGCGGTGGCGGCGGCTATGGTGGAAACGGCGGAAACGGCGGCAGCTTCGGCGGCGGCGGTGGCGGCGGCTATGGCGGAAACGGCGGAAATGGTGGCGTAGGTTACGGCGGCGGCGGCGGTGGTGGCTATGGAGCCGCTGGTGGCACCGGAGGCTACGGCGGCGGCGGTGGCGGCGGCTATGGAGCCGCTGGCACTGGCGGCGCTGGCGGCAGTAGTGACAGAAGCGGCGGAAATGGCGGCTATGCCGCCGGCGGCGGCGGTGGCCACAACACCGACAATGGCGGCGCTGGCGGTAACGGCGTCTGCGTTATCAAGTACTACGTTTATGAGGTGGGAGCATGAAGGTATTTCAGATCATCGGCGGCTGGTGCCACTGGGACGCCACGGCCCAGTTCCCCAGCGCAGTTTCCACCGTGGGGCGCTTCCCGCCCTCGGACCTCTTTGTGGAGGCCCCGGACCACGTCTTCGAGGGCTGGGGCTACGACCCCGAGCGGGAGGGCGACGCCCGCTTCCTCCAGCCCGAGCCCCCGGAGGGCTGGCTCTATGACGCCGGCACCGGGACCTTTTACCCGGAGGGGGATATCGCCCCCTCCCAGCAGCCCACGGACGCCCAGCGCCTGGCGGCGCTGGAGGCGGAGAATAAGGAGCTCAGGGCCAAGCTGGCCGCCGCTGTGGAGAGCGGGGCTATGCTGGAGGACTGCATCGTTGAGATGGCAGGCGTGGTCTACGCCTGAGAGAGAGGAGTGAGAGCATGGCAAGACTTTTCGCGGTAAGGGTGGCCGAGGGCCGCACGCAGTGGGCCCAGGTGCCCCCCAAGCTCCGCCAGGCCGTGGCGGACATCCTGGTGGGCGAGCTGGGCCTTCTGGGCCTGGTCCCCGCCGAGTTCGGCGGCATTGCTTAAGGAGGTGACCCATGGACAACGAGACTGAGTATGTGCGGCGGTTGCAGGAGGTGGACGATCGGTCCCGGCGCAACGAGGGGCGGATCAAGAAGCTGGAGGCAGACCAGAAAGCCCTGCTGGAGCTGACCTCTTCCGTGCGGGAGCTGGCCAACGAGCAGGGGCATGTCAAGCAGGACCTGGCGGAGATCAAGGAGGACGTCAAGGGCCTGGCGGCCCGGCCCGGCAAGCGCTGGGACAGCATCGTGAGCACGCTGCTGGCGGCTCTGGTGGGGGCCTTCGCCGCCTGGCTTATCAGCGGCGGGATGTGAGAGAGGAGCGAGAGCATGAGCAAGGTTACTGAGACCATCAACGCCTACGCCCAGGGCGGCATCACCCTGGAGGAGTGCAACCGGCGTCTTCGGGAGCTGGGCCACCCCATCCTGGTGGACCCGGACCGCCCCCGGCTGACGCCCGAGATGATCGCCGATGGCTGGGGTCTGCTGGACACCGGCACCGGCACCCTGGACCCCGTGCAGGTCCGGGACGATGAGCTGGTGGACTGCGACTGCGGCGAGATGGTCGCCTTTGTCTGCCTCAAGGGCGACTGGTACGCCGTCGAGGGCCGCAGGGTGCTGCGGTAAGGAGGCGAGTATGCAGAGTATCTATGCCCATCCCGGTGTCCACCTGGCGCTGGGGCGGAAGGGCGAAAATGTGGCGCGGCAGGTGGTCTTCGATCTCCGGCTCTGGCGGGCGGCTTACGGCGACGGCGCTGTGAGCCTCTGCGCCAAGCGGGCGGGGGACGCGGAGCCCTATCCCTGCGGCGTGACTCAGGACGAGGACACGGCGGTCTGGGTGCTGCGGGCCGCCGACGTGGACAAGCCTGGCTGGGGCAACGTGCAGCTCTCCTACTACGTGGGGGACACGCTGGCCAAGTCCCAGACCTGGCGGACGCTGGTGGCGCCTTCCCTCTGCGCCTGCGGGGACCCCGGCGAGGTGCAGCAGGGCTGGCTAGACCAGGCGGGCAAGGACGCCGCAGCGGCCCAGCAGGGCGCCAAGGACGCCCAGGAGGCGCAAAAAGCCGCAGAGGACGCCGCCAAGGCGGCTAAGGGCAGCGCGGATGCGGCGGCAAGCGCGGCCAAGGCCGCCCAGGATGCCACGGAGCACCCGCCCCACATCAACGAGGAGACCCAGACCTGGCTCATCTGGCAGGATGGGGCGTACCGGGACACGGGCCTGCCCATCGCCATTGACGGCAGCCTGCCGCCGGGCGGCAACCCGGGAGACATCGTGGTCCGCACGGCGGACGGGGCACAGTGGCAGCCGGATCAGCTGACGGACGAGGAGCTGCTGCAGGCGATGATCGACACCGATACCCTGGCGGCGGTGCATGACAGCGGCGGCATTTTGACGGACGAGAACGGAAAAATCATTTTGTGGTGAAAGGAGCAAGACGATGGCAATTGAGTTTCGGGACGTGACCCAGTTGGAGCCTCTGGAGGCGCTGGAGGATGGGGACTACCTGGTGGTAGTCCGGGACGGTGTGGCAAAGCGGATCAGCAAGGCCGACGCCAAGTTTGGCGGAGGCGCGGCGACGACTTTCTATCTTGCTGCAGAGGAGGGTGAGTAATGGCAAGTGGTGGTTCTTTCGGCGGTGTTACGCTGTATACCGACGCGGCATGCACTCAGGCGGCAACTGTGCAGCAGGTGATCGATGCGTTTTCCGCTGGAGATGTCCGGATTTTGCAGACTGCCCACGGTGTTGAGGAGGTGGTAATGACGGCGCTTTCCCTCGGATATCAGTCCGTCAGTGGTTCCGGCCTAGCCGCACGCTTGCTTGTAGCAGACCCTATTAGCAACGCAGTTAAAACTCTCAATTTAGCGGGGTAATCCTATGCGGAAAAACACTTTAACGGCGTTGCTTACGGATCTGCGGGCGCTGATCCTCAAGTCCCGGCCCGCGTATCGGGATTTTCTGGGCGAGGTGACCGAGACAAAAACCACGAAAATTCTGGAGAATGTGGTTTTGGCCGAGAATCAGTTGATGCTTCCTGTGGCTGACGCAGCATTTTCCGGCTTTATTGCCGGGGAAGCCTACCGAGTGGTGCTGGACAGCGAGGAGAAAAGCGTCGTTGCTAAAGATTTTAGTGGTGCCGTGGTACTCTCGAATCTAGAAGATTTTTCTAATCCTCCTAACGATTATTGGGCGCTCCAGTATAATTCCGAGGCAGGCAAAATGGTTGCGCTTACCGCCGGAACTTTTTTGGGCGCCACAATCTCCGTGTACTACGATGAGACGGTGACGACGCAGAAATGGTTCGTGAGGAAGCTGGCGTATGAGCTGCTGCCGGACCGTCTGCTGTCGGCGCTTAGTGCTGTTGCCAACACGGCCCGCAAGGCTCTGACTGCCGCCGACGCTGCCCAGAGCACTGCCAATGCCGCCCAGAGCACTGCCAATGCCGCCCAGAGCACTGCCAATGCCGCCCAGAGCACTGCCAATGCTGCTCTTTCTCGCGAACATGGTGGTACGGTAAATGGGGATGTGATCTTTACCAACGGTATTACTGCGAATAGTTTAATTCTCCCTGTTCCGAGTTCTGATAGTTCATCCCGCGGAATTCTTTTTAAGGATGACGCATCGGAATTGGGTATTGCTCAAATCTATTTTGGCTATGACGCCAGTAGTAAAATTTCGAGAGTCGAAATTGGAAATACTGGGTATAGTTCTGGAGAATACAAACGCGGTACGGTCGCTTTGAATCTCGGGGTAAACAAGACTGCAATTTCATTTTCGCATGATGGCGACGCTTACCACATGCAATGCAAAGGTCCGCTTGACTTTTCTTTCGGTTACAGTGAAGCTACTCGGATCCCGATTTTGCTCCAAGGTATCAGCGGGATAATCATGCACTCATCCACCAGCGGAAGCACAAAGAAGTTTAAAATCACCGTCGATGACGCCGGTACCCTCTCGGCCACCGAGGTCACTGACACCACCACGTAAGCGGGGGAGACCCCCGCGGAAAGGAGCACACTATGGATATCAACACCCTGGGCATTACGGGGGTGGCGGCCATCACCGTCATCTGCCTGCTGATCGGGCAGGCCGTCAAGGCCAGCGCCGTGGACAGCAAGTGGATTCCCATCATCTGCGGCGTCTGCGGCCTGATCCTCGGCATCGCCGCCATGTACATCATGCCGGACTTCCCGGCCACCGACTATATCACGGCGGCGGCCATCGGCATCGTCTCCGGCCTGGCCGCCACCGGCGCCAACCAGGCCATGAGGCAGCTCAATGAGTAACCCCTGCGCCGTCACCGTGCCGCTCTCCCGGATCGCCCGCATCCAGATCTACGTCAACACCCGGAGGCGGACGCTCACCCAGATCATGCGGGAGACGGGGGCGGACTACGGCCTCAACGGCACCCTCTACAACATGCGCACCCTGGCCGTCAACTGCCACCTCAAGGTGGATGGCAAGGTCCTGGCGGCGCCCGCCTACACCGTGGCGGGCTACGCCTGGGACCAGGGGCCGGACATCCGCATGGACGCGCTGCCGGACAGCGCCCGCAATTACATCGCCTGCACGCCCCTGATCGTGAGTGACAAGGCCCTGAGCAAGCTCACCTACGATCCCGGCCAGGGCGGCAAGCGGGGCAGGAGTGCCATCGGCATCAAGGGCGACCGGCTGGCCCTCTACTGCTCCCGGGACGGCTCCGGGGCCGCCCGGACGCCGGAGGCCCTGCGGGACGATCTGGCCCGGGCAGGCTGGACCAGTGCCGTGATGCTGGACAGCGGCGGCAGCAGCCAGTGCGACTTCCGGGGCCAGCGGATCACCAGCTCCCGGAGGGTACAGCACTATATCCTGGTATACCTCAACGATAACGAGCCGGAGGGAGGCAAGCCTATGGTAGAGATCAATGCATACAGCAAGGCCCAGGACGGCGGCAAGAAGCTGTCCACCAATTTCAAGGTTTCCGAGTTCGCCTGCGGCGACGGGAGCGACGCCGTCCTGGTGGCGCCCCGGCTGGTAATGGTGCTGCAGAGCATCCGGAGCCACTTCGCGGCCCCGGTGACCATCCACAGCGCCTACCGGACGCCGCAGTACAACGCCAAGGTCGGCGGCGTAGCCCATTCCCAGCACTGCTACGGCACGGCGGCGGACATCGTGGTCCGCGGCAAGACCCCGGCCCAGGTGTTCGCCTACGCCCGGGAGATCATGCCCGACTGGGGCGGCGTTGGCATCTATGCCAAGCAGGGCTTTACCCACATCGACGTCCGAAAGGACCGGGCCGACTGGACGGGCTAACAATCTGAGAGGAGGCAAGCCAGATGATGGCGACATCCGCACGGCCCCGCCGTGTCCTGCAAGTCCGGCGATCACATGGACGCACAGCACCGGGAGATCAGAGCGCTGCTCTCCGGCATGGCCCCACGCCGGGCCACGGAGGCGGTCCGTGCGGCGGGCTTGCCGCCGGACGAGGAGACCTGCATCGTTGAGGTGGACGTCCTGGGCCGCAGCTGCCTGCAGACTGCCGCCCGGCTCAACCTCAGCGTGGATGGGCTCTACAAGCTCCGCCGGAGGGCCTATGCCCACCTGGCGGACGACATCAGGGGATAAGAGGAGGCCGTGCCCAATTTGGGCACGGCCTTTTGCTTTATTCATCCTGCTCCGGCGGGAGGACGGTCCAGCCGTAGGCGGTACGGCGCTTTCCCGATTTTGCTTTGGCAAACAGTGTAAGCATAGTGCGCACGTTTTGCGGTGTCGGCTCTTTGGCGAATAGCTCTCGACAATTTTCCCGCAGCCATTCGCTCAGATTTCTCACAAGGATTAACTCTCCATCCGGAGATTTTAGCAGCACCGGCTTGCCGCCTCCCCTCTCTGCTACTGGGAGATCTTTGCGATCAAAATGAGTAACATAGTTACCCACAACGGCCCCTCCCGCTTTCTCCCCGTCAGCTCTTCTCCGCCGATATCTCTCACGGGCGGCCGTAAGCATTTTCTCATGATATTTTTTCGCGGTGTTTGCTTTCTTCTCCTCTGCACGAGCCTTTAAGGCCGCTTGCTTTTTGACAAAAAAATCTCCACGGACAGGAGGCCCTGAAGTAGAGCATAGCTCCCCGTGATCGTCCTCCCAGCCGTCAAGCTGCCATCCTTTGTACTGTGGGACCGCAAACAGGCGGCCCTTTTGCAATCTGGCCCCGGTGTAAGATCGTTTTATAGCGGCAAAACCGGACTCAATTACGCCCCCATTGTGATCGTTTGGTTCCATCCCAAATTTTTGAGCATTTTCTCTCGCCCATCCACACAAATTACATACCTTAATTTTAGTCCCCTGCGGAGAGCGGATATACCATACTGTTTCGGGCCTCTCGGCAGCTTTTTTCCCGATGGCGGACCAATTTTTGCGCATTTGCTCCCTGTAATTTGGGCTATCGTAGGCGGAAGAATTATAACTGCCCCACGCTATCATTTCCTGCTTGGCTTTCTCCCGTGCGGCGGCTGCCTCGTCAATGCTGCGGAATCCGTCTGCCGCCCAGCAAATTCCATTCACCAGTACAATGGCAGAGTAAGTTCCGGCCCATTTGCCTTTGGGGCAAAACTGGACGCCGGTCACGCTGGTTTTTTTGCCATCTGGATTTCGCGATTTCCGGAGCTGGATGCCACATCTGGCTTCCGGCTGAGTTTTATTCTTTACGTCCATTTATCCCTCCGGGCGGCGATAGAAGCCAGTGACCTGAGCCAGCAGGAGCCGGACGTAATCCGGGCACTGGCTGTCGCCCCGCTCCCAATTCTCCACGGAGCGGTACGGGATCAGGTAGCGGAGGGCGAAGGCCGTCCTAGTAAGCCCGGTGTGCGCCCGAAGGTCCCGGATGGTGACGTGGGCCACGTCCCAGAGGGCGCCAAGATCACTGATCCGCTGGGAGGGAATCTCGGCGTCCTCGGCGTCTCCCCATTCGGAGGAAAGGGCCCAATCGGAGATATACTCATCCCGATCATCCGTCTTTAGCGCGGCGCTGAAAAGTGCGCTGAATTTATCGTCCATCATCGCTCCCATCTCTCTATAACCTGTGCGAGCATAGAGATCTTGCTGTCGGTGTTGTGTAAGGCATATGCCAAATCTGTAGAGTGCAGCTGAGTATCGATCTCGCAGAGTTCCACACGACAAGATCCCTTGGCGGATTGCCGCTCCCAAGTCTTTTTGGCCCAGTTGCGAGCCAAATCGATGCTATCGCAAACGCCGCAGCAGTTGTCCTGCTCATCGGTATCAAAATTGACATATCGCCAAAAATACATGTCGCTTTTCTCCTCAAAAATCCCGGATCTCGTCCACGCAGATGGGGTCGCCCTCGTCGTCGATCACGGCGATGTAAGCGTCCTCGTACCCGTCGGCGCGGTACTTCTTGGCCATCTCGATGGCCTCGTCCATGTTGTTGCTGCCGGTGCCCCAATCAGTATCGTCGTTGTCCCGCATAACCGCATACCACATAGTGTTCTTCATCTTTTTATCCTCCTGGGCTGTGCCCCTCTTGATTACATTTATTATTATACCCCAAATTGGTGCATTGTCAAGAGAAAATGCACCAATTTGGGGTATTTTTTGAGGTTTGTGGAGCTGCACAAAACCGGCGGCGGCTTTTGTGCGCTTTGCCATCCCCGCAGAATGCGGGCAGAATCCGGGCAGTTTGACTGCCTGGATTTTTTGTACCATGGAGGCAGACAAGGAGGTGCGCTATGGGATACTACAACCCTTACCAGCCGTCGCCGTATGGCAGCCCCTACGGCGGATACCCCTCTGTGGGCCCTCAGAGCCCCGTAGGAGGGCCGCAGCCCTTCGGGGGTCAGATTACCCGCGTCAATGGCCGCAACGGCGCTGACGCCTTCCGCATGGCCCCCAACAGCTCCATCCTGCTGATGGACGAGAATGACCCCATTGTGTGGCTCAAGCAGACGGACGGCGCAGGCTATGCCACCGTCACCCCGTACACCGTAGCCCCTTACCAGGCGGCGGCTCCGGTGGATGTCAACAGCCTGGAGGATCGCGTGCGCAGATTGGAGGAGATGCTGAGTGGCAAATCCGATGATGGAGATGCTAAGCCGCAGCGCAAGCCCAAGGCCGAGTAACAATCCCCTGGCCATGATTGCGGAGTTCCGCAAATTCGCGGCGGGCATGACGCCCCAGAGGGCCCAGCAGCAGATCCAGGAGATGCTGGCCGACGGCCGCATGAGCCAGGATCAGTTCCAGCAGCTCCAGCGCCAGGCGCAGGAGTTTATGAGATTCCTAAAATAAAACGACGGGAGCCTATAGCCCCCATCGTTTGTGAGTTTTCCGATTCTTTACCCGGGAATTATCAATCCTATCCGCTTTCTCATACGCCCATATATACCCATGGCACGTGGCAATTCTTCCGGCAATTACATTGAGAATTTGAGCAGGGGAACACCCCACATTTCTCGCTGCATCTGATACCCCGGGCCATTGCCGGACAAAATTTCCGTCGAGAGTATACTGGCAAACCGGGCGAGAGTTCTTGTTTTCGGCGCCGGTTTTCCCCTTCAGCGCCGATTTCTTCCCGAGAGCGGAAAAAGAATGTTGGATATTTTCCGCCGGTGTAACCCATTCCAGATTCTCGACGCAATTGTTCGATTTGTCTCCGTCTTTGTGATTCACCTGAAATTTCCCGCTTACCGGCGGTATAAAGTTTTCCGCAACTAGTCTGTGGATAAAAGCGTTTTTCCTTGGTGCTTCTGCACGATCCAGTTTTACAAAATAGTATCCGGTTTTTGAGATGCTCGGCTTTAGATATTTCCCGGTTACGGTGTTTCTGACGTTGCCGTAGTTACTGATCTCGTATTTCCCATCATATCCGATGGCGGTAATCCATTTTTCCAAAGTACAAGCCTCCCTTCCGCCATGTATATGTATTATAGCATTTCTATTCTTATTTGTAAACAAGCTGGTGCGCAACAGTTTGTAATAAAAAACGAAAGGACTGATTTATTTGGATACCATGTCCCTCAGCGATATCGCCGCTGTTACTCGCGGCGCAAACGATGAGAACGGCTGGGGTTCCGGCTGGTTTCTGATCGTCGTTCTCTTCCTCTTTATGTTCGGCTTCGGGAACAACGGCTGGGGCAACCGCCAGGGCGAGCTTGGCACCTACGCCACGGCCGCATCGCAGCAGGAGATCCTCTTTGGCCAGCAGTTTGGCCTGATCAACGACCGCCTCACCAACATCGGCAATGGCATCTGTAACCTTGGCTACGAGATGCAGGGCAGCATCGGCCAGCTGGGCAAGGAGATGGCCCTGGCCCAGAACGGCACCAACATGGCCATCATGCAGAGCGCCAACGGCATCCAGGCCCAGCTTGCTGAGTGCTGCTGCAACACCCAGCGGGCCATTGACGGCGTGAACGCCAACATGGAGGCCAAGTTCGCCGCCCTGGAGAAGAGCCAGCTGGAGCAGCGGATCGCGGAGCAGTCCGCCCGTATTGCCAGCCTGGAGATGGACAACCGCATGTACGGCGTTGTCCGGTATCCCAACGGCTACGCCTACAACGCCGGCCCCTCTCCCTTCTGCGGCTGCGGCGGCTGCAACGGCAATATCTAAGCATCCCGGCGACATCGCTGAGATGGTAGGCCCCTTCAGGCCGGGAAACGGGCGGGGCTGATGCCCCGCCCTTGACATTATGAAAGGAGCGTATAAATATGTCCTGTAAATCTGCCCTCTATACCGCCCTGCAGACCCCCACGGCCGTGGCCGTTGATGGGGTCATCCCGCTGGGCAGCCTGATCCGCCGGTATGGCTGCGATATCACCCTCAACGGCAACGCTGTCAACCTTACCGGCACCGGGTACTACGATGTGGACGTGTCCATCACCGTGGCTCCCACCGCTGCCGGCACCGTCACCGCTACGCTGGTCAAGGACGGCGTGGCCATCCCCGGCGCCACGGCATCCGCTGCCGCTGCCGCGGGCGCCCCCACTGTCCTCAGCTTTCCGGCGCTGGTACGCCAGGCTTGCTGCGCCGCCGGCTCCGCTCTGACGTTGGTGCTGACCGGCGCCGCTGCCACCGTCAACAACGTGGCCCTGCGGGTCCAGCGGATTTGACGGGGAGGTAGACTATGGGCTACCTGACCAAGGAGATTATCACCGCCTACAAGGACAAACTGGAGCGAGGCATCGCCGAGTACATGGGGATGCCCGCAGGGGAGCGCTCCGCTAACGGCGTCCGTGGGATGCTGGAGTGCTGGTCCGTGGTGGATGCCGCCGAGCGGTCTCTCTGCAGCGTCGGTGCTGATTTCACGCAGGCCGATGCTGAGGCCTGGTGCTCCAAGATGATCAACGAGGACGGCACCGTTGGGCCGCACTGGACTGTCGACCAGACCACCGCCGTGGCCGAGAGCGTCGGCGTGATTTTCGACCAGTTCGCCCCCTGGTGCTGGTGGGCTGCCATGTGCATGATGTACTCCGACTACTGCGGCGTCGCCAACCGGTACGGCGTCGGCACGGCGGAGTTCTACGCCGACATGGCCAAGGTTTTCCTTTTCGACCGCGACGCCGGCGGTCCTCGGGTCAAGATGGCGGCGTACTATCACGGCATCGCAGAGCACGGAAAGTGACGTTGCTGACCGGTTACTAACAAGCCATCGAAACTTCCAGACGCAAAAAGTCCCGAAATCGTTGAGATTTCGGGACTTTTTCATGGTGGACGGTACAGGACTCGAACCTGTGACCCCCTGCACGTCAAGCGTGACCGGAACGATATGGTAACGCACAGGGCCGCACATGGCGCATTATTTCCCGCCCTGTGCGGCCCTGTGCGGCCTTGTCCCGTTGCGGTTACTAACAAATCACTAGCGATTTTCCACGGCCCGGACCAGCTCCTGCGGGTCGAAGTGCTGGTAGATGTTGGCCGTCGTGGCGTAGTTTGCATGGCCCAGCATCTTCTGCAGGAACTCCGGCCGGATATCCGCAGTCACCGCCATGCTGGCGTAGGTGTGGCGG